CATATAAATGCTGGTTGCCCCATGAAGTATGTAAATATTGTTTACTTAATTCCCTACGACACACACACTACTATTATAGTTGCCTGCTTCAGGTTACCAAGCTGAAGGGTAGAGCAACTAATACCTCAATTAGTGTGGATGCATAAGGTTTTAATTAATAACGTAAATACACATCATGTATTACCAGAACGGTTGTACATATTTAAAGACTTAGATCTGTACTCTCTAAGTAGTTGCCAGTACGCAAAAATCATTGATATGCAATGTACTGATTGCATATTTTCCCTTAGCTGTTTGTTTTATTTTATTTTATTTTCGCAGTTGCCAGCTGCCAACATGTGGTCTGGGAAACCACATGTCATATAATTACAAGTCATTAAATAGATGGATAATATGAAATTATCATTTCTCCTGAATTAGGTGCATCAGGTAATCCTGTAGCAGTAAATGTAATAGTTCCCCCTCCTGTAACATTGTAGAACGCATCCAAAATCATGATAGATCCTGTTATATCTGATATAGCAACAGCATTGTAATATTCGTACTCAGAAACCTGAGTAATAGTGGATGAAAGAGCTTCTGTCATTGAGGAAGGAGCTCCACCTAATGCTGCATTTTGGATTGAAAAGGTTATTTGGATTTGCCCATAAAAGGATGAAGGAAACGTAACTACTCCCCCAGGAGACACAGTAGTTCCTATTGATTGAAATGAAGGCACTGGGTTGTTGCATGGGTTGGAAATAGTACAATCTGAGAATTCCCATACATCACCCAATGTTGTTTGTGTTTTCTGTTTTGGCTTAAAGAACTCTATGTCGTAAGAAATCCACAATTCACCAATCACATTGATTTGTTGTTGGCCATAAGTAACTATAAAGAAGTTTCCCCAATCATAAATCGGATTTGATTGTAACTCAGCTAATGTGGGGATTTTGCTTCTAATATATCTATGATCACTTTGTGCTGTCTCATTCTTTGCGCATTCTATAGGGTGTATTGCTGATTCAGAAGGCACAATAGATATTGCGAACTCATGGTTTTCTAACTTTTGCTTATTCGGAAAGGTACCAAAAGGATAATGCTTACTTGTGTCATATTCTGTTACCATGATTACTGATCCTAATGCTGTGTTGGAGCCTGTTGCACTTCCAGAAGTTGGTCTATACTCTAATACACAACCATGTAGTCTATATTCCTCAAAAGCACCTGATACGGTGCTAAGCCACGGAAATGTTCCAGAGTAAAACGGGTTAATAGGAAATCTAAATACTCTAGGCGCTCCTGATATAGTTGCGCCATCGTAAAGTTCGTCTCCTGTTGGAAAATTTACACCTGTCCAACCTTGCACATCCATGAGAAACTCCCGATGAGTGAATCTGGTTGGTGAAGATTTTGCAAAAGTTACACCTCCTGAAGTGATTGAGTTTTCCTTAACCTCATATGCCCCTGCTCCAGTGATTAGATCAAATGCCTTACCGGCATAATTTCCAACCATAGAGCCAACAAGTCCTCCCACTCCTGGAAGTGCTACTTCTCCTAAGGTGCCCCCTATGGATTTAAAAATGTTTGATGCTTTCCCTTTCTTGCTCTTATTCTTTGGTTTTTGTTTTCTTGATATTTTCATATTTTTGACTTTATTTGTGATGCTTTTGACCGGTCTTGGTGGTAATGGTCGTTTTGGTTTGTTGATTGTTAAATTATTCATTTTGGTATGGTGGTATGAATTGTTCAAAATTTTCGGATGTCACTCCCTGCGGCCGCAGAGTACTATCGTACTTATAATTTTGATATATTGCTTCCATCAATTTTTGTTCATAGGGAAATATTCCAAAGGCTTTAAAAAATGATATTCTTGTGCTATCTTTTATTGTTTCATATTTCCTATTCATACCCCTGGCCAATTGCCAAAATCCAGATTCATCTAAACCTCCTATTCGTGAGTTGCTCTCTTTATTTTCCGTATTCTGCCCTAATGCTAAATAAAATTCTTGGAAAATAGGTACCCCGCCAGTCAAAGATATTCCTCCTAACATTACTGCCCTTCTCCATTTATCAAGTGTTTGCACATCACTTAGACTAGCTAAACACATACAATCTTTGGGCAGTGCAGCCTTGGGAAATCTACACATTATTGGTTTGCCATCAACAAAAATAGGTTTGGTTTGACAAAAATCCATTTCCTCAAAGACTGTTACGGACTTTTCAACTTTCATTGTGTAACCATAGTCTTTGAACCAAGCTGTTATATGTGATTGCATTTTAATTATCTCTTCATATTCACCAATAATGACTGAATCATCACCATTGTTTACCAAGGAGAAATTATATTTGTGGTCAAATTTAAACTGCAACATCAGAAATGTCATAATTATTATGTTTCCCAATGCTGTGTTTTGATCACCAGAACATCTACCTCCACGATGAGTAACTCTCATTTTATAACCATCACTAGAGTTTGCGAAACCTGTTGTGTGAAGCTGCATGTTCAGTAACCGATGTAATTCTGATCGTTGCATTCCTGAATAAAATAGCTTTTCTACACCATGCTCAAACCTGAGTGCATCAATAGAACAATGTTGGTCGAATCGTGATGCATCTGTCATGAAAGCGCATGGTTTAGAAAAACGTTGCCATTTTTCCCATAAAATTTCTCCTTGTTGACTTGCATTTAGTCCTTTAAATACTGTTTTTTCGTTCCAAATGTGATCTATACAACTGTAGATCTTATTTTCGATAGGTACTATATATTCCCCTAAGCATAAATTATATATAGGATGTCTTGGATATATAATTCTTGGTATTGGATCATCCTTAATAAGTGCTTCGGTTTTTTCCGATTTTATAAAAATCTTCACAAAACTATGTTTTAGCTCAGCAGAACCACCGTTTAGTTCTTCAACTGCATGTTGGTATAGTTTTTTCTTGTGTACGGGTCGTGACTCAACAAACTCACTGTCAGTCATCGGTTCTAAATTCCTTCCATACCCAAGGCTACACATTGTGTCGCACATAATTTTGTTCATATTTTTACTCAATTTTGTGAATATATTCTTCTTTGGAACTGGAGGTAAAGTAAAACCCCCATCATCGTTTTTAATGTAAAACAATCTTTCTGTTGTTGCTCTGTTCAAGTTTATCCTGCTATTCTTGAATACAACATACTTACTAATAGGCGCCAAGCCAGAAAGTGTATAAAACGGCCTTTGTTTTTTAAATGGTTTTCTGCCATCCTCAGTTGACCACCTAATCGTAGTCGGAAGGTTGCATCTAGTATCAATGGTGTCACAACCTTCACCTTGGATAGGGCCTCCTCAATATGAACCAACCTGGTAACCATCAACATCAACTTTTAAGGGTTGAGGTTGAGGGAGACCAAGAAGGCTACAAACAAATTTCTTGATTGTATGCCCCACCTTCGTTTGAATAGGTGCCTTATTTTTATAGTATTTCGCAATCGCAGGAGATTGTGAATACGCTATTAATATTGCTTGCTCGATGACTGTATGATAGCTACATTCGTCAACATTTGAGAATTTTTCTTTAAGGATTTGTCGTGCCTTACATCTAAGGGCATGTCGTTGCACTGACGTATCCTCTTGAGCCCACTGTCGAAGTATTTCCCCAAGTTTGTGTGTAACATTGACAGACTTCATCCTATGTCTTGTTTTCTTGTTCGACTCAAAACGACAGTCAACACGTACTTGTGGGTGATATCCATCATTTGCATTTTGTTGCTCATGTGTGACCAAATAAATTGCAACATTTTGTCTCTCTTCAGGTGTGAGGTCACTGTAAACACTCTCAATATATGTTTGATTAATTATTTCTGTAGCCAACAAACAGTCCTGGGTGTCCACGGAGTCATAATGGACATCATCAAAAGGGTCTACACCATTATGTTTTTGTATCAAGTCAGTGGCATGATGTGTAATTTTTTCACCACTCTGTAAATACTCAGTAACTTTGGCAGCAGCTCCAATTTCCAATGGTGTGTCTGGATCTATCTCAAATGCCTCTTTCACACTTTTCAAGACATTGTCACTCGTAAATATCCATTCAAATTGAGCAAGCGTAAGACACACATCTGTGTAAGTTTGTTGGGCAATTGGTCGCACAGTATTTTCCATCCAATCAAAAAATTTATCGGCCAATTTAACTCTAGCCGGTGCTGATCTATTAGGTTTGAAAGATAAATACTCATCATATGACATTTGCGGTGATGGAATGGTAAATTTGGGAACCCAATCAGGAATGTCATCGTCACTATCTATCGCAGTTTGTACTTCTGTTAAAATTATTTCCTCAGTTGGTAAGGCTGGGATAGGTTGTTGCAACTCCTTTGCTTCTTCTCCATCAGTAGTTTTCAAGGCGGAAGCAGTCCCGGTCCCCTGATGGGGCGCCTGGATAAGGTTTTCAGAAATACCTGTGTAATGCAACACCTGTATATCTTCTGCAATCTGGTTGTAACCAGTTCCACCACTCTTGAATCTCCTAATGGTTTCAATTAAATTTTTAAAAAATGACATTCATAAACCGTTTGTTTTACCTTTATATCGGAAGGGAGA